ATGTAATAATATATTAAAAATAAAAATATATTTAAATTTTGTTATAAGAAAAATTTGTTTATTTTATGGAGATTTAGCGCACACTGAAAATGCCATTTTCTGACTCAAGATTTATCGAGGATTTAAAAACCAAGTGCGCATACCGTATAAGTACATTTGCGCAATGAGTGAAAGTGCGTTTTTTAAAGTAAAAAGTTCAAAACGTTCTAATCCAGAAGCCAGAACAACGTTAGATGCAATTCATAATCAAAAAGTCCAAAGTATGATTGAACAGAAGGAAAATTTAGTATGTTATAAAGAAGAATTAGCAACTATAAAGAAAAAAATAACAGAAACTACATCTGATATTGATATTTGGCGTCTGGAAAGGGATGCTGAAGCACTTGAAAAAAAGATAAAGGCTATAGAATCTGATTCAGAATTAATGGATTATTACCTTAGAACAGGTGATATACTTTATAATTACTATGATATACAAGACCAAATTCAACAAGGAACAGCAAAATTTTCAAGTAATAAAGCAAAACCTGGTTCAATTCTTGCCATTTTAGAAGAAGTTTCTCAAGGAGAGGGTAATGAGACAAAAAATACAGTCGTAGTTCCTCAAGAAAAGAAGGGTCTTCAAAGAAATCAACTTCTCAATGATTATTTACAATTGGAAGACCCAACTATGGCAAGAAATACAGTAGAAGAATATGATGACCCTTGGACAACTTGTGAAAACTGTGGTAATGAAATGAATATGTGCCTCAATGAAGCAAATCTTACTTGTTCAAAATGCGGTCATCAAGAGTTTATACTTGTAGATAGTGATAAGCCGTCATACAAGGACCCGCCAAGAGAAGTATGTTATTATGCATATAAAAAGATTAATCATTTTAATGAATGGTTGGCACAGTTTCAAGCCAAGGAAAGTACTGAAATTCCAAATGAAATTTATGATACAATTCTTGTACAACTTAAAAAGGAGAAAATTACTGATATGTCACACTTAAAACCAACTAAGTTGCGTGAAATTCTTAGAAAGATGAAGTGTTCAAAATATTATGAACATATTCCACATATTATTAATCGTCTAAATGGACAAAATGCGCCATTTATGTCTCGTGAAGATGAAGAAAAATTACGTCATATGTTTCGTGAAATTCAGCCAAGTTTCAAAAAGCACTGTCCAAAAGGTCGCAGGAATTTTTTGTCATATGGTTATGTTCTTTATAAATTTTGTGAATTATTGGAAATGGATGATTATTTAGCATGTTTTCCTTTGCTTAAAAACCGTGATAAGTTGTATTTACAAGATAAAACATGGCAGAAAATATGTATTGACCAATGCTGGCAATATATTCCGACTTGCTGAAGATTTTGTACTATAATTAACTATATATTTTAAAAAATATTTTTTAAATATAATTAAAATATGTATAATAAAATTGATAGCTTAAAGATTGATATATAATATTATATATACGATGGAAACTAAATATAATAATGGTAAAATATATAAACTTGTATGTGATGATGGTAGTTATTATATTGGTTCTACTATACAAAAATTAAATTTAAGATTTAATCATCATAAAGAGGCAGCAAAAACAGGAACAAGCGTTGTATACACTTATATTAATAGTATTGGATGGGACAATGTTAAAATAGAATTAATTGAAGATTATCCTTGTACTGTAAAATCTGACCTTAATAAGAGAGAAGAATACTATATTGATAAATCAAAGTCTGATAATTTATGTTTAAATGTTAAAAGAGCATATTTATCAGAAGAAAAACGAAAAGAAATTGTACAAAAATACTATGAAAAACATAAAGAAGAAATTATTGAAAATCACCGTGAATACAATGAACTAAATAGGGAAAAAGTTGACGCATATCAGGCACAATATCGTCTTGATAATGCTGAAAAACGCAGAGAGTATACTAGACAATATGCTTTAAACCATCCTGAACAAATTAAAGAAGCTAATAAGAAATACAATGAAGAAAATAAAGAAAAACTCGCTGAATACTGGAAAGAATATGCTAAACGCGATGAAAATAAAGATAGAATCAGAGAAAATAAACGTCGCTCAGCTTTAAAGATTAAAGAACAAAACGCAGATAAAATTGCCAAAGAACGTGAGGAAAAGAAAAAGACACGTGAAGAACAAAAACAGGCAAGAATAGCACACGATAGAACGATTATTCAATGCTCTTGTGGCGGTTCATATCAAACCTACAAAAAGAAACGTCATGAAGAAAATAAAAAACATCAAAAGTATCTATCTTCAATATGTATTTAACTCAATACATATAATACAATTAAGTTCTATTAAGTATAAATGTATTAAAACGAAAATTTAAAAGTTTTAGAAATCTTCAAATATTCGTATTTTGTATTAAATAAATAGTTTGAAACCAGGGGGTATATCATAACTTTTTATTTAATAGAGATATGGATTGTAATAATTTAGATTGTAATGTAATTTACATGCGGGCAGGGAATCCAACCAAATTGGCACCAAGACCGAAACCTGCACCCTGTCTCGCAGTAACACCAACACTAGGGGAAACGGCATCAAGGATGGCGAACACGACCGCGGCGAGGACGGCAAGGGTGGCAACTTCATCAAGAGGGAGAGCCTTCTTGGGGATAAAGATAGCAGCAGCAGCAATTACAAGACCTTCGATTAAGTACTTGATTATACGATTAACAATTTCAGCAAATCCGTAGCCCATCATTTTCTATATTCAAACCTTAGAAAAAAACTCGCAATTGAAATTTATTTTGCTATCGTGAGTTTAAAGGTTGGAATCAAAAGCATTGTAGAGAAGAATGAGCGACAAAAATGAACCGACCGTAGTGGAAGACTTTCTCGACGAGGACACTGAAATTCCTGGTCAACGCTATGTCATTTTGAGCTTCATCAGTCCGGAGAAAGTTCTCGATAAAAAAGAGCTTTATTTCTTTAAAAAGTTCCTTGAAAACTATGAGGTTGAGTGGAAGGTAAAGAATCTTGAAAAATACTTGGTTGATGTTGTTAAGAATATTAATGACCAATTGGACGACCGTGCACGTGAGCTTGAGAAGAATGACCTAGCTGAACAAGCCCAACTTTGTCGTAAGAACCGAGTAAGTATTGATAATTTGATGAATTCTTTCCAGACTTTTGTGCAAAAGAATCGTGGTGAAATTAACAAGACTAAGATTGCGGAGGCATATGATGATTTTATGTACTCAAATAAGACCAAACTCGAAGATGAGTTTTATGCTTTGAATGAGTTCCGTACATCCGTACGTGGTATGAAGGTTCGTGGTGTATATGGAAATCCCAAAGAGGCTGAATTGAAGGCCAAGAAGCTCCAAAGCAAAGATAAATATCATAATATCTTTATTGGTGATGTTGGTAAGTGGTTGCCTTGGGACCCTCAACCTCACGAGGTGAAGGAACAGGAATATGCTCAAGATGAACTTAATACTCTTATGCGTAAGTACAAGGAAAATGAAGACAATCGTGAGAAATTCTTTGAGGAGCGTTCTAAGGGCGGACCCAAACAGGTTTTTGGAGCACCAACTGATGGCGGAAAGGCAGCATCTGAACAATTTGGTAGTATGTTTGGCGGACAAGGTGATTTGGCACTACAACGTAAAATGGAGAAGCCTCTAGTGACTGTTGAAAAGGTTGCTGAAAATACTGTTGTAGAACCTGAAAGTAAGTAAATTAATAATTGATTAACAAAAGTACATTATTTATAATAATTAGTTTTTGTTAAATTTGCGGATACAATTTAAGAATAGTATCCAGTTATGGGAACAGGGCCGCCTACATAGGTAGGAATACAGGCCTGTGTAGTTCCGTCACAAAAATATCCTTCAGGGCAGGGAGTACCATCTTCATTGGGGGAACGACAGAGATAGTCGGTATTAGGGTCAGGGCGCCAAGTGGGGAGCTTAGAAGCAGAACCAATAGCGGGAATACCAGATACTTCACCATTAACTGTTGAGGGGCCTCCTTCTGGGGCCATATCTTGGAAACCAGACATTACAAAGTGAGGTTCCATCTTTCCTATATATCTTACGACCATAGGTAATACAATTACAGCAACAACTAACAAGACGAACATAGCGCCAATTCCCATTGATTTAGTGCGAGCCATTTTTCTAGCAAAAGCATAGGTTTTATTATTTTGTAGTATCGAAACGGTTTAAGCGTATGGATACTTTGTCGGTGGTGTCATAGGTAAATCAGAAAGAGGAGGTAACTTTGGAGGGATATCTGATTTACAGTATCCATTCATACACCGTACGCGCTCTCCAGAACAAGATGGCAAATCTACTCCACAACGCCCAGGGTCAACAAATCCCTCGGAAACACCTGGCATTGTTACTAAATATATCATCATTCCAATTACTAAAACAACAAATACTGTTCCAGCTAAATGTCTTAGTTTCATATCCATTTCTTATATTTATTAATATTTCTTCTGTACGTTAATTTGAGGACCTTTTAGTTTAGCACTAGAACGAGGGTCAAATGTATTAACTTCTTCTTCTTCCTTGAAACGTGCCAACATCTCAGATTGACGCCATAATTCAGGAGCGCCCAACTTAAAGTCACCATGTATATCCGCTTTATACCAAAAAATAGTATCTTCCATTTTATTACTTTGAGTATTATTGTTAATTACTAAACATTCGTAATTTTGAGTACACTGGTCCATCATTTGACAGAAAAATTCAAACGATGGGAAAGCAGAACCGTAGTTTTGGAATAAACGTTGCCTATTATTCATATAAGGTTCTCTCAAAATGAATACATAATCCACATTTGTACGAAGAGCAGGTTGAATACCAAGAGGGAACTGCATAGTAATAATAAAGAACACCTTTAACCAACGGCCATTCATAAACAAATAACGAATATTCTTATCGTGAGTCCAAGAATCATCATACATACAGTCATCAAGAATCAAGAAGGCGCGAGGGTCAATATTTGATTTTACACCTCGACCTTCATCTTGTTGGATTTTACTCATAACAAGTTTCTGACGTTTAACGAAACTAGCCAAAATTACAGGATTGTACTCACCATGAATGAACATTGGAGGAACAATTTTTTTGAAGAAACCGTTTGATTCTTCTGTACCAGAAATTACGCATCCCATTGGAATGTCTTGATGGTGAAATAAAAGGTCACGGACAAGAGTTGATTTACCAGTACGACGACGACCAATAAATACTACAACCGCATCTTGAGGAATTGATTTCATTACGAACTTCCGGAGGTTAACATTAATACCACCTTGTGATGCCATTTTATTCTATACAAAACAAAAATAACAAGTGCGCTACACAAACGCACCTCTAAGTCTTTGAAACAAGAAGATGAAATCTATACTTAAGTCCATCCAAGATGAACCTTGTAGAGAAAGGGAAATATCTGAAAATGAAAAGTCTACATTTTCAAATTATGAGCACCTACAAAGATATCATCCAGCCTTAGATATATTTAAAATTTCAGAATCCTCATTAACTCATAAAAATCTTGAATTACCTTCAAAATATTTTATTGATAATTGGATTTCACAAATTATCGGTGAAACTAAAATATGGGATACTACACGTTCAACAAAAGATTCTACTGCATCTGAACCTTGTAAAACCTTTGTAAAATGTGTACACCTTCTAAACCCAATAGATATGATTAAAGAAAAATACATATGTCCAGAACATCCTTTGCTTCCACAAAGTGAAAATACCTGGAAAAAAACACTAACAAAACTACATAGTCATAATAATCAGGCATATGTTGATACTGTCTGTAATTTTGTACTTAGTCGTTTTAGAGAATTAGATTTAACTCCACATTGTAATCTTTATTATGGAGCAGCAACTGGAATTAGTAAAAATTATCAATTTAATATATCTAATGAATTTGATACCTATCGTCAATGCCGTTGGTTCTGGAAAGGTATGAAATCACATAGCGCTCATCTTAAAATTGTAAATACTGACCCAGATATTGAAGAAATACCTAATTTTCAAGAAATATATGAAGAACTAATCAGTTGCCCTTTTGATGATACTGATACCAGGTCTGAAAGTGAAGTAGAGCTTGAACCAATATCAGATAATGCAGATAATAAATCGGAAATTGAATCAATAAAATCAATTAATTTTGATAATATTGAGGAAAATGCTGAAAATGTTGTTGATATTTTTGAATTAAATAAAAAAGCAACACAAAGAGAAT